CCAACATCTGAAGGTACTATAGGAAATGGTGGATCGGGTATAGTAGTAATTAGAGTACCAGCTGCTAATGATCCAGGAACTTTAGCTATAGCTCCAGGAACAAATTCAATAAGCACTGATAGTCCAACAGGGGATAAAATCTGTACTTTTACAGTGGACGGAAGTTTAAGTTTTTAACATGGCTCACTTTGCAGAATTAGATGAAAATAATGTGGTATTAAGAGTTACCTGTGTAGGTGATGATGAAGTTGCTTATAATGGTGATCCTGCAGGAGAAGCCTATTGTAAAAATTTATTAGGTGGAACATGGAAACAAACATCTTACAATACAAGAAATGGTGTTCATTATGACCCAAATAGTTGGACGCCAAGTGCAGATCAATCACTAGCTTTTAGATGGAATTATGCTGGTCCAGGTTTCACATATGATGCAGTAAATGATGTATTTTATGCTCCCCAACCTTTTCCTTCTTGGACTTTAGATGATCAATATGTATGGCAGGCGCCAGTGGCTAAACCTACCGTTGTAGTAGATGGAAATGGAGATCTAATAGAATATAATTGGGATGAAGTTAACCAACGATGGGAAGGTAATCCTATTGTTAATGATGTAATAGACCCAAGTGTCACATACATATGGAATCCTGCCACTTCATCTTGGAATTAATTTAGCTCTAGACTTTCTTAAAAAATCCTATATAAAGTAATGACGAAAGAATTCGTTATGGAATTAAGAAATAAATATTATTATTTTACAGAAGCCTTATCAACAAGGTTTTGTAATGATGTTATTGATTTTGCTTTAAAGCAAAAATACAAAGATGCTGTAGTGGGTAAGAAACATTTAGAAAAATATTCTAAAAAAGAATTAAAAGAAGTAAAGAAAAATACTCGAGATTCTAAAATAACATGGCTTCAAGAACCTTGGATGTATAGAGAAATAAAACCTTATCTTGAAGATGCTAATAGATTAGCAAATTGGAATTTTGATTTTGACTGGATAGAATCTTTACAATTTACTAAATATGCTAAAAATCAATTTTATACTTGGCACACAGATTCTTTTCCTGATAGCTATAAAAGTTCTTCACCTACTTATAATAATAAAATAAGAAAACTTTCTTTTATATGTCAATTAAGTAATCCCAATAAATATAAGGGAGGTGAAGTAGATTTTGTAATTCCTAAAATGGATAAAACTAAACTAACATTTAGTGCATATCAATTAAAAGAAATCATACCACAAGGTTCTATTGTAGTTTTTCCTTCATTTGTGTGGCATAGAGTTAGACCAGTAACGAAAGGAGTAAGACATTCATTAGTCTCATGGGCTCTTGGATATCCATTTAAATGAAAAAAGATTTTATACTATGTAAAGAAGTTATTAATAAAGAAATGGCTTTATACTTATATGATTATTTATTATTAAAAAGACAATCATTTAGAACCCTATTTAATAATAAATTAATTTCTTCTAAAAACCCTGATTGGGGTCAATGGGGAGATGAACAAGTTCCTAATTCTTATTCTGTTTATGGAGATGTAGCTTTAGATTTATTATTATCTAAAGTAAAACCCTTTATGGAAAAAAAGACAGGTGTAAAATTAATTGAAACCTATTCCTACGCAAGAGTATATAAAAAAGGGGACATTTTAAAAAAACATAAAGATAGAATTAGTTGTCAAATATCT